TATTCCTGACAAAGACGGTGTGACTGAACGACAGCACTTAGAAGAAGTAGAAAGGCAGTCTGGACGCACTCCATTGGCTCTACAGGGAACACCTTTCCCAGAGTTACTGGAATATGTCTGGGCTGCTTTTTTGTTGCTCAATCAAGGCCGTGGTCAAGGTTTCAATGGACCCTTACCCTTAAGTTTCCAAGAAATACTAGCTTGGCAACAACTAACAGATAACTACTTACTTCCTTGGGAGGTGAGCGCTATTAAAAGACTAGACGCAGTTTACTTGAGGGTTGTGAATAAAAATGGCTGATATTAACATTACAGTTGACAGTTCTCAGGTAAAATCTGCACAACAAGAACTTAAGGAATTGGCTAATCAAAGCTTGAATGCTTTTCGATCTACAAAACAACTCTCTGGTCAAGGGAGTCTTGATAAATACTTTGCAAGTGTTGATCGTCAGATTAGCCGGGTTAATGGTAATATGTCTAACTACAACCGATTTACCTCTCAAGCTGCAAGTAGCTCAGGTAAATTTGGTGTTGTAACTCAACAAGCTGGTTATCAAGTTGGTGACTTTCTTGTTCAAGTCCAATCTGGCACTAATTGGATGGTTGCCTTTGGTCAACAAGCCACGCAGTTAGTTGGTGTGTTACCAATGATGACAGGTGCCTTTGGTCTTAGCTCTGGTGCTCTTATTGCACTTAGCGCTGGTCTTGGTATTGTAATCCCTCTTGTGACAGCTATTGGTGCTGCTTTTATGAGAACAGGAGAGGATGCTGGTAGCGCTTCAGAAGGTCTTAATAGATACCAACAAGCTTTAGAAGGGGTTAAAGGCTCCATTGAGAGTCTTCAAACAGAGTTAAATAAACTTCAGTTTGGTGAAGAAGATCCTGCTATTGCTAATGCAAGAAAAGCCTTAGAAGAAGCCCAAAATAAACTCCTTTTGGCACAAAGCTCTCAAAGAAGGATTGGTAGCGCTATTGTACCAACTAGTGAAGAGCTAGGTAATCTTAAACAAGCAACCATTGAGTACTACGACTTAGCGAGGCTTTTGGCAGAGTTGATTACTAAGAGACAGTCTTTCGAAAAGTCTCAAGCTATTGGCGCTCAGATGGCAGCAATAGAGCTTGGACAAGCTAGAGCTATTGGTCAGGCTGAGAAAGATAGAGTAGCTGCCGGTGAAGCTATCTACAAAGGGCTTATTGCAGTTCAATCAGCAAACCAAAGTATAATCCGCTCTAACAATCAAATCTCTGAAACTGTACAGACAGCTATTGGTCACTATGCTAATATGAGGACTGTGGCTGCTGGGGTAGCTAACGAGATGTCTAGGGCTGCTGCTGCAAGCTTTGCTATGGCACAACAAAAAATAGCTGCTAGTGGTTTGACCTACAGTGGTCGTGGTGGAAACCCCGCTACAGCCAACCAACAAGGTGGTGCTTTTGTTTATGAAGGACCAGCGCTTGATGCCAGTAATATCCCAGTTGTCTCTGGTGGTGGTGGCGGTGGAGAACCAACTGAAAGTGCTCTTGAGAAGCTTCAAGAACAACTTGATCTTGAGAAAGAACTTTTGAACACCACAGAGACTTATCAAAGAGTTCGCTCTGCTCTCGGTGAAGAGTTCATAAACACCAGCCCTAAGATTGTTGAAGGCTTAATGCAACAAGCTGCGGAGATTGAAGAGCTAACTCGTCTTGAAGAAGAACGTAAGTCTTTGATGGATAGTGTTAGTGGGTCTCTTGAAAGCGGCTTCCTTGCTATGGTCAAGGGCACTCAGACTGTAGGGGAAGCTTTTAGAAGCATGGCTGCTGCAATTCTTGAGGAACTGTTCCGAGTCCTTGTTGTACAGAAGCTTATTGGTGGTATCACTGGTTCCCCCGGTGGTACAGGTCTTGGCGGTCTCTTTGGAGGTAAACGAGCTTCTGGTGGCTCTATGATGTCTGGTCAACCTTACCTCGTTGGTGAGCAAGGCCCTGAGCTTGTTATCCCTCGTCACTCTGGTACTGTGGTCAATGCTAATCAGACCGCTGGTGCTATGGCTGGTTCTGGTGGTATCACCGTTCAGAACAACATCACCGTAACTGGTAGCGATGCAGCTATGGTTCGTCAAGAAGTAGCAAAGATGATCCCTCAGATCACTAATGCCACAAAAGCTGCTGTGATTGATGCTAAACAACGTGGTGGTCAGATGGGAGCCGCTTTCCGGTGAGTCAAATGAAAACCTGCTCTAAATGCAACGAGGACAAATTAGAAGAATCTTTCTATAAAAAGAAAGGTTACAAGAATGGTTTGTCCTCGTGGTGTAAATCTTGTGAAAAACTCTATCATGCAAATAAGTATGAAGATAACAAAGAGCATATAACAAAACGTAATGCTGAGTGGGTTAAGAATAATCCAGAAAAGAAGCTTGCAATCAACCGTGCCTCTCACGAAAGAAATCGTGAACTGCGTAATAAACAGAGTCTACAATCAAAGAAAAACAATAAAGCTCGGGTTAATGCTGGAAATGCTTTTAGGAGAGCTAGTATTAGAGAAGCTACACCACCTTGGTTGGATGCTCAACATAAGCAAGACATTAAATCTCTCTATGTCTTATCCCAAAAGTTTGAGGGTTTGTTTGGTCTTAAGTATCACGTAGATCACATAGTCCCACTTAACGGTGAGGGTGTTTGTGGTTTACATGTCCCTTGGAATTTACAGATACTTGAAGCCAAGGTAAATCTGAAGAAGTCTAATAAAACAACATTCCGCTGATAAGGAAATACTATGGCTATCGCGTATCCATTGAATACACCAACCAACATTGGGATTGCCAATATTGCTTTTTCTGCTGAGAATGCTGTAGCGATTAGCCAATCTCCGTTCACTTATGCTCAACAAATTGTGTCGCATCCCGGTCAACGCTGGGGTGCTACCATCAGTCTGCCACCCATGAAAAGACAAGATGCTGAGTATTGGGTGGCATTCCTATTGAGCCTTAAGGGACAAGCTGGGACTTTCCTTCTTGGTGATCCTAACTGTGTAATGCCTCAAGGTGCCTCTGCTACAACTCCCGGTACTCCTGTGGTTGCTGGTGCTAATCAGACTGGCAGTGTCCTGAATATTGGTGGACTACCCTCTGCTGTAGCAAACTATTTCCTACCGGGTGACTATATCCAGCTTGGAGCTACCTCAAGCGCTACCTTGCACAAAGTCCTGACTGCTACCACTTCAAGTGGATCAGGTACTGCTGCCCTTGATATCTGGCCTAGTATCAGGATTGCACCTACTGATGCTTCTGCTGTTGTAATCCAAAGTGCTAAGGGTCGTTTCCGTCTAAAAGAAAACATTACCCAATGGCAAATTAACGACATCAGTTCCTATGGAATTACTTTTGATTGTGTGGAGGCGATATAATGGCTACGGTAAAGATCACAGCCCTACCAGCAATTACTGGTGCTGTTGCAGATTCAACGGATGTTATACCTATCGTTGATGTGTCTTCGGATGTAACCTCTAAGATTACCAGAGAAGAGTTCTTTAATAATGTTCCGAGTATCACTAATATAGACGGCTCGGTAAGTGTACCTTCTTATAGTTTCACTTCTGATATCAACACGGGGATGTATCGCGTAGGCTCAGACAATCTCGGGTTTTCGGTAGGCGGCGTAGAGCAGCTTCGTCTTAACGGGGGTTTCGCGCGGTTGCTCGGGGTAACTACCGAAACCAGAGCTATTGAAATTGGAGTCGGGCGCACGGGGGACGGGAACTCTATAATCGATTTGATCGGTGATGCGACTTACACAGACTATGGAACTAGGTTTGGTCGCAACGCAGGCGCGAGCGGTTCGTCTTACATTACCCATCGCGGAACCGGGGCGTTTCAACTAACCGCGCAGGAGGCCGCCCCGATTGCCTTCTTCACAACCAACATTGAGCGCGCCCGCATCACCGATGCCGGTCAGTTTCTGGTGGGTCGGACGGCCTATACCGGGTCCGACAACACCCCGAGTTTTCAAGTAGCGGCGAATGGCGAAATCTACGTCAGCGCAGTATCTGGCAGTCAATTCAATAGGTTGACGACAGATGGCGCGGCCATTCAGTTTCGTCGCCAGAACACAGCCGTCGGTAACATCAGCGTGACCGCGTCTGCTACTGCCTACAACACATCTTCAGACCATCGCCTAAAGGAAAACGTGACCCCTGTAGCGAATGCTGCCGACCGCGTTCTAGCTTTGAAGCCATGCAGATTCAACTTCATCTCCGACCCCAGCAACCCAGTGGACGGCTTCCTCGCTCACGAGGCGCAGGCTGTCGTGCCGAATGCGGTTGTCGGTCAGAAGGATGAGGTCGATGCAGATGGTGTGCCGGTCTACCAAAGCATCGATCACTCTAAGATGGTGCCACTACTGACCGCTGCGTTGCAAGAAGCTTTGACGAAGATTGCTGACCTTGAAGCCCGTCTTGATATTGCGGGTTTGTAATTCAAGACTAATAAAGGCTAAGATTAATGTCAAGAAATCTTCCTTCAAGCGTACAATCTGAACTTACAGAAGAAGTAATTTACCCTTTCTTCGCAGTTGAATTGTATTTTCAATCAGAGACTGTTCGTCTTTGGACTGGTTATGGTGAACTAGAATATCCATCTGAGAGTGGCACTATTTATCTTGGTGTAGGTACACTACTTAATATCTCAAGTGTAGAAGAGACCACAGAGATTGAAGCTAAAGGCGCTAGTATCACGATGAGTGGTATACCCTCAAGTCTTTTGTCTCTGGCTCTTTCTGAACCTTACCAAGGAAGATTATGTAGAATCCTTTTTGGCTTGAGTATACCAAATGCAAGCCTAATTACACAAGCTAGTCAAGAGATTACTACACAAGATTTGTTTGAACTATCTCTCCAAAGTGGTAGTACCAACCTTATAGAGATTTTTTCTGGTGAGCTAGACCAGATGAATATCGTAGAAGAAGCGACCACTTGTACAATCTCTGTTACTGCTGAGAACGTCTTGATTAAACTTGAACGACCAACTGTAAGACGCTTCACAGACCAAGACCAGAAGTCAAGATACCCCGGTGATAGGGGCCTTGAGTACATTGCCTCTCTTCAGGATAAAGAAATCTTCTGGGGAAGAGCAGTTAAATAATAAGGGTTTCCCGACATGCCCATCACTTACCAACAAGAACCCTTGTTCAAGGTAGAGCCAGACATAATGGATTTGGCTTACCAAGACTGGGAAGAGATGTACCACGACAAAGAAGCTTATCCCTTTGATCCAGACTGGGACTTGTACTATCTCCTAGAGGAGAGTGGTAGCCTGTTTGTATATACAGCAAGAGACTCAGGTAAACTTATTGGTTACTTCTCTGTAATGATTGGCCCAAGCCTTCACTCAAAAGGTAAGGTTGTTGTCTCTAATGATATTATCTATCTCCACAAGGACTACAGGAAAGGTCTTATTGGGGTTAAGTTGTTTAAGTTCTGTGAGGCTTGCCTACTAGAAGATGGTTACACTCAGCTACAGGTGATTACCTCTGAGAAGAACAATATCGACAGTCTCCTGAAAAGACTTGACTATAAGAAGATAGAGACGAAGTTCGAAAAAAAGTTAGGATGATCCGATGGCTGTATTTACTGCTATAGCTGCAACTGTTGCGGCGGCATTAGGTGGTGGGTTTATTGCAACCATTGCGGCTAACTTTCTTATTAGCACAGCTATGGGTCTTGCCCTTAATGCTCTTGCCCCTAAAACCTCGACCAGTGCCAATGCCGTAGCTAACTCCACATCTTCAGCTTCTCGTGGTTATAGTATCTCAGGTGAAAGTGGGGCTGCTGTTGACCACCAGATCATCTATGGTCGTTCTAGGGTTGGTGGTGTCCGTCTCTATGATGCTTCTACAGGTGGTTCCAATGATTTCTTGCACAGGATCATAGGATTCGCTGGACATGAGATTGAAAGCTATGACGAAATCTATCTGAACGATGAAGTTATAACTATAGATGGTTCAGGTAATGTAACCTCTCCTGCTCGTTACAATGGCTTCGTAAGGATACGCCGCTTCTATGGTACAACCACTCAAGCTGCTGATGCTGACCTTGTCTCAGAGACCTCTACTCTAGCTGAAGGCAGATGGACAACAAACCACAGGCTCTTTGGTGTTGCATATATCTACGCACGATTCAAGTATGACGCCGATGTGTTTCCTAATGGTATTCCCATTATCTCTGCAACAATCAAAGGCCGTAAGATTTATGACCCAAGGACTACCACAACTGTTTGGAGTGATAACCCAGCCCTTTGTATCCGTGACTATCTGACTGCTAGCTTTGGCCTTAATCAGACAAGTGCTCAGGTTGATGATACCTCTATCACTACAGCAGCTAATATCTGTGAAGAAGTTGTTGATGGCGAAGACCGTTATACCTGCAACGGAAGCTTTGTAACAGGGTTTACACCTAGCCAAGTTGTATCTGATATTCTTACCTCTATGGGTGGCCTCTTGTGGTACTCTCAAGGTCAGTGGAGGATGAAGGCTGCTAAGTACGTAACCCCTACAGTTACTCTTGATGAAGATGACCTTCGTTCAGGTGTCAATCTTTCCACGAGACACTCCCGTAGGAACAACTTCAACACTGTAAAAGGTAAGTTCAAAGGGCCTGAATCCACTTGGCAAGAAGCTGATTACCCTACTGTAACTGACCCTGTGTTTGTAACAGCGGATAACAACCTCGTAAACATTTTGGACTTTCCGCTTCCCTATACGACTTCTTCTAAGAGAGCACAGCGGATCGCTAACATTGCTCTTCGCAGGAACCGTGAACAACTTACCTTCTCTGCATCCTTTGGTCTTAAGGCTCTTGGTGTTGAAGTAGGGGACTTCGTTTACATTAACAACACAAGGTTTGGCTGGACTAATAAACCCTTTGAGGTTTCCTCTTGGACATTTGGTCTTACTGAAACACTTGATCTTCAAGTACAGATGACTCTTCGTGAAATCAGTTCTGCTGTGTTCACGGATGAACCTGCTCAAATCTTTGAGAACAACAACACAACTCTTCCAAGTCCCTTCTATACTGAACCTGTTGGTGTAGGCTTGACCAGTGATGTACGCATCATCAGTGAAAACATTACAGACGTTATCCTAGTAAATGTTACAGCTTCCCGTCCAGAGAACATTGAACGTGTTGAAGTTCAGTTCAAAAGAACAGATGCGATAGCTTGGTCAGTTGCTGGTGTTGGTGATCTTGGTATCTATGAGATTATCGCAGTTGATAGCAATGTTCTTTATGATGTCAGAGCTAGGTCCTATTCCTACTTGGGTATCAAGGGTGAATGGACTTACTACTTTAGTTTCCAACCTAGTGGTCTTCTTGCACCACCAGCTAACGTAACTAACTTCAGGGCTAACCTGAATGGTGGTTCTATTAACCTTGAGTGGAATGCAGTCCCTGACCTAGACTTGTCACACTACAAGATCAGGCACTCTCTGGAAGAAGCTGGGGCAACCTTCGCTAACTCTACCACAGCCGTTGAGAAGGTCAGTAGACCAGCTACGACTGTAACCGTACCCACGAGACCGGGAACCTACTCTATACGGGCCTATGATAAGCTAGGTAACGCTTCTGTGGCATCTGCTTTGATTGTTGTACCCACTACTGCACTAGAGTCCTTTGCCAACAACCTTACGTCTATTCAAAGCCCTACCTTCTCAGGTACTAAGACTGGTTGTTCTGTTGTAGGAAGTGAACTCAGGATCACAACAACCACAAGCCCTCCAAGTAGTGCTGAGTACATTTTTACTTCGTATATTGATACAGGTGCTGTAAGAAGGGTCAGGTCTAGGGTTGACATGAACGTGAACCGCTATGATGCTAATACTGGCCTGTGGGACGCTATTCCCGGTCTTTGGGATAGTATTCCCGGTCTTTGGGATGACTGGACAGGTGGTACTCAGTTTGCTGATACAGATGTTGTAACTTACATCTCTTTCACAAGTCAAGATCCTGCTGGTACACCCACTTGGTCAGCCTATCAGCCTTTCAAAGCTGGCGACTTCTATGGTCGTGCATTCAGGTTTAAGATTGAACTCTTGTCTCAGACCTCTGGTGTATCCCCTAGTATCTCTGGCTTGACCGCTAGGGTTCAATATAATTAAGGACTAGTTGTACATGATTTGCACAAGATGTGAAATAGAAAAAGAGCAAGATTGCTTTTACAAAGACTCTCGTAGGAAGTCGGGTTTTGCAAATTGGTGTAAATCATGTACAAAACTCAATGTTACCCATTGGCAAAGAGAAAACAAGGAAGCTAGAAAAATCACCTGTAAAAGATACAGGGAAAACAACAAAGAAAAGCTTCAAGAAGTTAATAGGCTTAGGTCGGAAAAGATGAATGTCTACGGTAAAAATTACCGAGAAAGATATCCTGATAGGCATTGTGCAAGACAAGCAAAAAGACGAGTTAGTAAGATACAAGCTACACCAACATGGCTTACTCCCGAACAAGAAAAAGAAATAAATAATTTTTATTGGTTAGCTAGGGATTTATCTGTAGTCTCTTGTGATAGTTATCACGTTGATCATATAGTTCCTTTAAGGGGTAAAAATGTTTGTGGCCTCCATGTTCCGTGGAACTTACAAATTTTACCGTCTGATATAAACCTTTCTAAAGGAAACCGATAAAATGCAACACGATTACGTCATTGACAACCAATCTGCACCAGCAGCAAGGGCAGATATTAACGCTGTTCTACAAGCTATTGTAACAACCAACTCAGGAGGTGCTTCTCCTGTAACCACTTACGCTAACCAACTTTGGTACGACACTGCTGCTAACCAACTTAAGAAACGTAATGAAGCAGATAGTGCATGGATTGTTCTAGGCACTATTGATGATACTGGTGGTACCTTCACTCCTAACTCGTTGCTTACAACTGCTGGTATTGCTCCTGCAACTCTGGTTACTAATGGAGAAACTATTGGTTCTAACTATAACAACACCACTATTCCCACAAGTGCTGCTGTAGCTGACTACGCTAACGCTGCTGCTGCTGCTGCTGCCAGTGGGGTTGTCTCTGCTACTACAGCTAACGTACTTGCTGCGACTGCTGCGGCCAATACTGGTGCTGTAGGGACTTATGCAATGTTGTGTAATGTTCAAGGGGGCCGAACCTGCGAACCGGGCGGCAATTATGCGGGCAATCTTTTTTGGTCTGATGGCGCTGGTGGTTCAATTGTGTCTGGTTCTGTTGCTGGCGGAACTTGGAAGGCTATGGGTAGGGCTAATCAAATCGCATCCACTGTATTCTTGAGGGTTGCATGATGAACTTTCGTAATCCAAAATATATGGTTAACAACTGGATCAATTGTGAAATTGACCACCCCACCCTTGGTTGGATTCCTTTTTTAGCAGACCCTCTTGATACTGGCGCTGAGTTCGATGTGGCAGAACTCTATGACCGCATGACCAGAAGCCCTAGCATCCAACCTTATGTACCAGTACCTGAAGTTGTGATTATCCCTGATTTGAGCTTCCCACAACTCCTCATTGGTCTTGTTACTGAACAGTGGATCACAGAGGCTGATGGTGAAGCATGGCTTGCTGGGACGCTCCCTGCTGCTGTCCTAGGGGTCATCTCTAGTCTTCCTACAGAGATGCAGTTCCCAGCTAAGGCACGCGCTCTACGGCCCTCTATGATCGTTAGGGCTGACCCTCTGGTAGCTGCTCTGGCTTTTTATGAGGGTAAGACCTCTGAAGAGATTGATCAGTTCTTCCTTACCTACGTTCAGGTATAATAGGAGTATCCCACAATGTCTATCAAGAAGAAAGCAATGACTGGTGTCACAGTCGCTGTACTCGCCCTCTCCACGCCCTTTATCGCTAAGTGGGAAGGTGTCAGTCTTGTTGCATACAAGGACATTGTGGGAGTTCCTACGGTCTGCTACGGGGAAACCCGTGGTGTCCTTATGAGCCACAGTTACACAAAGCAACAATGTGAAGACATGCTGATGCTTGCTGTAGCAGATTACTACAACAAACTGAAGCCATATATGACTAATCCTGATATCCCTGTTGGTGTTCAGGCGTCTCTTCTTGAACTAGCCTACAATGTTGGTATTAGTGCTGCTGGTAAGTCCACCATGATGAAGCTTGCTAATCAAGGTAAATACGAGGAAGCTTGTCATCAACTTGATAAGTGGGTCAAGGCTGGTGGTGGCAAAGTAAAAGGTTTGGTTAACCGTAGGGCAGATAGTAAAGTCAACCTCTGCCTTTCTGGACTTAAGAAGTGAAACCCTTAGCTCTTATCCTGATACTCTTTCTATCTGCTTGTGGTGGTCCACTGAGCCTCTTGACAGGGGGTGGCCCTAATGTTGCAGCTAATGTTCAGGCTGGCAAAGAGAACACACAACAAGCTGTGGTAAGTCAAACGAAAACAGAAGCAGGTAGGGATGTGGTACAACAAACCTCTCCTGTGATAGCAGAACAAATCGAAGAAGTGAATATCCAACAAACCCCGATCTGGATGATCATCCTTCTTATCCTTGGGTGGCTCTTGCCATCCCCTAATGAAATTGCCAGATGGATCAGAGGGCTTTTTAAGAGATGGAATACTTAGAATATATAATCGCTTCAGGCATAGCTGCAATCTTCTCAGGGATTTCTTGGCTAATCCGTAGGGTCTTGACTAACGAGAAACAGATTGATCTTCTCCACAATGAGATTAAGGAGAGGGATATCCGTAGGCAAGAAGACCGAGAGATTATGAATGAAATAAAGACTGACCTTAAAGAAGTCAAGCGAGATGTGATCGAACTCTACAAGACACAACCTGACAAATAAAAAGACCCGCTAGAATCCTTGAGTGGACTCTAGCGGGTTTTCTTTTAGTTTATCGGTAGCAGAACATGAACAGTGCGATGATGACTGCAATAATCATTAGGAAGTCCATCATGCCGGTTCTCCCCAAGCGATACACTTGAACATGGCAACCTCTTTAAGTTCTCCCTCTTGTCTCTGCATTTCATAGTTGCGGTCTATGATAGCCACAGCAGATTCAACACACTCTTCTTCGTTGTTATAAGTGACACCTGATGTGGCAGAGTAACAGAAGGTGCTTGTGGTACTACAAACTAAAAAGATTAGTGTTAGCATTTTTCTCGGACTCCAGTTTAGATATGAGAAGTTCAGCGTAGTGGATAACTTTCTTGAGGTCTTCGATGCCACCCTTCTGTTTATATCGACAAGTGTACTTGATGATTGACCCCTCACAGAACCCTAGTTGATTAGCTAGGATAAACTCCACAGGCTGAATCTTAAGGGTCTTGTAGTGTGTCCCTGCGACTTGGTGGTCAAAAGGATTGTAGGCCACTTCTTCTTCTTTCATTAGATACCTTTCTTAGACTTAATCACATCAACTTCTCTTCTGTGAAGACCTTAATCCATTCTTTAACAAGGTCACTACGAACAATGTCATCCACTTCAAACTCTACTACAGGGATTGACATATTGTACTTTTTGATCAAGTGAAAGACTTTAGCAAGACCAGATTGTTCTTTGATATCTCGTTGCCTTACATCACCATTGATAACTACCTTACAGTTTTTACCAATGCGTGTCAAGAACATAAGCATCTCAGGTATGGTGGTGTTAGAGGCTTCATCAAGGATGATGAATGCGTTCTTGAAGCTACGACCACGCATAGTTGAAAGCGGGGCCACCTCAATGTTTCCATTCTTAACTGCCGTCTCTACCACACCTTTGCCAAGCTGGTCAACAAGAACTTCCAGAACAGGGGCAACCCAAGGTGTCATCTTTTCCTCTAGTGTTCCCGGAAAGTGACCGAGGTCTTTGCCAACAGATACAATTGGTCTAGTGATGACAATCTTATCAATCTGTTTTGTGGCATACATGTTTGCTGCAAAGGTGGCTGCAATATAAGTCTTACCTGTCCCAGAGTAACCACAAACAACAACTTGGTCAGAGGTCCGTAGAGCATCCAGATAGAGCCTCTGATTTTCATTGAGGGGGACTAGGTTTACAGTCTTGGTTGCAGCCTCTTCTTCTGCACCCTTGAACTTAGTTGCACGCTTACCACGAGGCTTCTCAGGGATCATTGGACTTCTACCACAACAGCTTCCTTATCCATCTCAGTAAGTACATAACCCATCATAAATTCTAGGTCACTAATCTTCTCGTCCTGTTTCCACCAGAGGTAGCCAATAACAACAAGCCCAACAATTTGGATGATATCGAAGATCATAGTTTATTCTTTCTTTGTTGTAAGAGGGGGCCGAAGCCCCACCCTATTAAATACCACAACTACCACCAGTACCAGAGATATCACAGATGTCGTGGCTCTCAACATGTTCCTCAAACTCTTCTCCAAGCTTCTCTACAGCCTCCCGATATGGCACAGAGGTAAGTGGTTGTCCACCACGAGCACCATCTGGGTAACAAGTAAAGCCACGAAGACGGTGTGCATACTTTGCCAGAGTGTTAGCAAACTTGTCAACTGTATCTTCATTGTTCAGCTTAGTCCCCCAAGAGGGAAGGTTGATAGTGGACGAGATTGACATGTCAACATAGTCTTGTACATCTGCTTGAAAACGCATACGACGCTCGTAGTCATCTGCAAGATCAATAGCACTCTCAACTTTATCTGGGTCAGCTCCATAGAGACTGATAAGTTCCTGTGCAGCACTGTCAACAACGTACTGATAAACCCAGCGGTTTTGCCCTTTCAGATAACGACGCTTATAAGCCACAGCGAAGATAGGTTCAACGCCAGTGCTAGTCCCAGCAAGGATACCAATAGAACCTGTTGGGGCGATAGCACGGTTAGCAACGGGGCGGCTAACACCAAGCAAATCAGCAAACTTGCGAGAAGTATCATCACTCACACCTTCGTAAACAGATAGCCATTGATGCAACTCAGGGCTAACCTCATACTTATAGTTTTTCTTAATGAGCCACTCATGGACACCCATAAAGCCAAGACCCAAACGACGATTCTTCTCTCGTACTTTATACACCTTGTCGTAAGGCAGTTGAGCTTTTAGCGTACCACAAATAAGGAACATGGTTGCCAAACGAGTTACGTCCTTCAGTTCACTGATGCTTTCGATACGACCAAAGTTCAGGGAACCAAGGTTACAGACATCACTGTCATCAGCAGATGTAACCTCTGTGCAAGCATTCCGCAAGGTCTCATTCTCTTTATCAAAGAAGTTGAATGAGAAACCGGGTTCTGCTGTTTTCAAGGCTTGCTTGACATTCTCTTTGAATACCTTACCCGGATCACCTGTCTTAAAGTACTCCATGAGCCATTCAGTGTCGTAGTTAACAGAGACGTTAGTCATGTCAAGTGGAGCGGGGAAGTTGAAATCCTCTTGTTTAATATCCCAAAGGGTTTTGCCAGTCTTACCAACAGGCATACTTTGCCAGTCCTTAGCTGCCATGAACTTCCAAATATCGGGGTGCTTCCAGTTCAAAGATGCGTAGATAGCAGACCGACGAGAGCCACCTTGCATGACACGGCGACCAATCTCATTAAGCATATTCATCTTAGGGATAGGACCAGATGCTTGACCACCAGTACGTTGGATAGGTTCACCTTCACCACGGTAGACCGAATAGTCCACGCCAATGCCACCACCAGTCATGAGGCAAGATTCAGCTTTCCACGAGAGGTTAGCCCAGTCTTCACGGCTATCTTCTTCAGCTTTCAAGAGGTAGCAATTGTTAAAGAACTTGTTAAGACGGCCTGCATAGTACAGATAACGACCACCGGGGATGAATTTCATCTCAGTGATATATCGAGTAAGTGTCTGTTTGTCGTCCTTAGTCATAAACTCGCCAGCAGCAGAGCATACATCATCAACAAGTGTCTTGGACAATGCGGCCCACGTCTCTGCACCCTCATGCCTATATTTGTGGTTAAAGATGTCTTCAGAGAACTTGGAACGGAACATGGGGTTTAGATTAGATTTGAACATAGTCTTCTTTCTCTTATTCAACAATGATGGCTAGACGGTGTGCTTGTACCACAAGACGATTAGGTGTCAAGTCACATTTAGAAGTTAGTGGTGTTTGCTTGGACCATTCTACAAGAACTACAGGAACACTCTTATCCCTAATGCTCTCTAGTTTGGTAATTAGTTCTTCAACGGTCATGGACTTGCCTATACAGCTTGTTCAAAATCTCTACAGCCCCTTGGGCATCTTCAATGGTGAGTACCCAAAAGCAAACTGTGTCGTAGTATTGCCCATGCTCACATCCCCCACCACCTTCAAGGATAGCATATTGTTCGTCATCAATTTCGTACTCGTAGTAATACCTATCTGTCATCCCCATTCCCCTTGATCACATTACGTTCAGCACGATCCTTGAGTTTAGCCAGAACCATATTGGTAATCTCACTAAGCTCGTAGCCAAGTTCTTCGGCACACATAGCTAGATACCAAGCTACATCACCAAGTTCCTTAGCAGCAGCCTTATCATCAATGTTACCATCACGGATCATCTTCTTGATATGACCACCAAACTCACCACACTCATTCATTAGACCTAGTGTGACGTACAGTAGCCCAACATTGGCAGGATAGATGGCTGTCTTCTTGCACTCATCTTGGAAGGTGTCAAATTCTGACTTGAGTTCCCATTTAGTCATCAGTAATCATCCTTGTATTTCTCCAAATAAATGTACCCTAGTGTGTCTAGCACATCAAGGACTTTCCATAGGGTCAGGTTGTTCTCTTTCAGGATATTGACGAAGCCGTGGTCTTCAATAATCTTTAGGATTTCTTCTTTAGTCATTTTATACTTCGATAACCTCTACGCCAGCAAGCTTTGCTATTTTTACCATCATTGCCGTTCCAGTTCCACCCGGAAAAGCCACCACCAAGTCAGGCTTGCCTTCTTTAAGCATCTGTGAATTACGGATATAACCAGCAGACTTTCCGTAGGTTGTCCAATCTGCTGGGTACTCTACTACAGTTGCGTTTGGTACGGCTGTAGCCCACATCTTAGCCATTGTGTCAGCACCTCTTGCACCGCCTTCGATGACAACAAGCGGTTCAGCTAACTGTAGCTTTTTTCGTAGATCGTCCAGTACCTCACAGACCTTAGTATAATCTTGATAGTTGCGGCCACCACAAACTAAAACTCTCATTTTCTAGGGTACAACCTTGTAGGGGCACTGTGAGAGGCATCAAATAGGAACCAAGCGAAGTCATCTGTACTGGACCGCTTACTGTCTTCAATCCACTTGACACGACCAATAGGTACAACCTTCTTACAGATAGCCATGTAAGGTGCCATCCTCTTGTTGCAAGCATAACCAAAGGGGAGTAGTAGCCAAGTTGGCTTTAGTGTAGGGAACAACTCTAGCATCTGTTGTAGGATTGACCACTCAAAGGGTGGATTAGTGATAAGCAAGTCAATCTCAAAGAGGTCTTCAGGTACTAGGGTCAAGGCGTCTTTTTTGGTAATGCTGTTTATTTGTGGCTCAATATCAAACTCTTCTTTAGCCCACAGTGCACCACAAGTTAGTGTGTCTATGTGAACAGAGAGACGACCATCACCGGCACAAGGCTCACAGAAGGTGCCATATGAAGGCAAGTGAGCAATGAGTGGCTCTACAGCCTTCTCTGGTGTGGCATACCAGTCTCGATCACGTCTGGGTTTTTCTTGGATGTTGTTGCTTTTGACTTTGGCTCTCTTACCCATACTCTTTCTCCAGAGCCGATAGACTAATGAACTGAGGATTGAAGTTTCCATTCTCGACCTCTCGCATAATTACAACGCCCTTCCACCAACCTAGTTGAGCTTGCCCAGCCCAAGACTCTTCCTTGCCTTTGTAGCAACCAACAACCATACCGATGCTTGGACGAGGGAAAGCTTCATCCTTAAAGTAAACACCCCTCTTGTGGGAGTGACCACAGACAGAGGAACTGTGACGATTTTGAACAAGGCTATAAGCATGGTGCTGTCCGCTCATAGCTTTACCAAAATTGCCAGCACTAAAGTAGTGTGCATAACTGATACCATCAACAGTCAGAACAGCAGGCCCATTATTTTCATAAGGATAGTATTCATCGAACCAATGGTCTGTCTGCAAGTGCTTAAAGGAAATACCAAAACGGTCTCCTTCAAGTCTAGGGTCAAGTGAGATAGCTTTAACGATACGCTCTTCGTGGTTGCCACAAAGACCAAACCGATAAGGCCGTTTCTTTTTGCTAATTCGATACCTTCCCCACAAACGATCTTGTGATTCGTTGTATGAATCTATGTCTCCTTGGTAGCTCTGAGAGACAATGGCTTGTGGGTAACGTGTATCGTAGCTATTAAGACTACGCATATCGGCACCGTCCCCAAGGTCAACGCAATAGTCAGGCTTAACCTCTTCAATCAAGTCACCAAGCCAACTAAAACGATCAGCAGAGGCTTCTGGGTCTGCGTGAGCACAACTCCAAACTGCTACGACTTTACTCAAAGGGTTTCATCCCATGTTAGGGCAACAACCTGATCAACGAAGTGATCAACCATAATCATTGCTTCATCAAAGTCTTCAAATACGAGTTCCTCTTCAGAGAGGACACCACGATCATCCTGCATAGTGACATACAGGACATAGCCTTCATTGTAGAGAAGACCGAATCCATCATCATCCATATCCCAATCAGGAACTTCACTGGAATGAATTGGGCCACGAAGCACGTTAACTACTTTAGCCATAGATATCTTCCTCACTCTCTTCGCTGTCTTCAAAGGCGTAATGATAACCTTCCCAGTTATCTACCCCGGCTGCTTCAAGGCGAAGCAAAAACTGACTGTCTTTAAGAAGATTTTCGTACTCTTTCTTCGGGATAGTGACTACTTCAGCCATTCTTAGACCTCTTCAAATTCAAAGCCAAGTTTTTCCAGAGCGATAATTAAGATTTCTTCAAGACCATAATGATCACTACCAAAGCAATCTGCTACAGGCACTACTTCCCATACCAAATCGTCATTAATCCAAATGCGACCACCTTGTGAATAACTACCACCACAAGTTTCACAGTCATAGAAATCAGATAGGCATTCGATTTTCACTTTAGCCATTCTTTAGGAATCTCCTTGTCAGCATAAATGAAGTTGTTCTTGTCGCACCAATCTCCGTAACTTGTGGGAGAGCCTTTCCTAATCTTAGTCTTAGAGTTAGAGAAAACGAACCTGATGTTAAGGTCTGGTCGTTGCTGTTGGATCAAGAGGTGTTTCTTCCTATCTGCAACAACAAGCATCCCCTTAGTTTCGACTATTAGTCCATTAGGAAAAGTAAAGTCTGGTGTGTATGTGTGTACACTTTCTGGTACAACGTACTTGATCTTTGTGGTTTCATATCCGAACTCAACACCAGACTCTTCCAGTTTTGTTGCGACCTTGACTTCTAGGCCAGAACGATAGCCTAATCGATGGGCGGCATCCATACTTGATTTTCTTGTCGCCTTAGCCACAACAACCTCGCATTCATAATTACTCGTTCAACATCATTCTCGTAGGCTTCAACACACACTTTGAACATTTCTACGTCAGTTTGGCATCCTGAGAGCATCTTTTGTGCTGTTTTAGGACCAACCTTGTAGATACCAATGATGTCATCAACGTCATCACCAGTTAGAACTTGTTCATAGAAGTTGAACATTGCAGCTTCTTTAGTCACCTTTTCCCAGCTTTTCCTACCGGGATTATAGATGGTGCTAGGTATAGTCCTAAAGTCTTTGTCTATAGATACAATTACGCAGTCAGGGTATAAACGAGTTGCTTCAATAGCGATATCATCATCAGCTTCTTGACCTTCACTAACTTTGGCATCATAGTTGTCAATTAAGTATTGCCTAGCAAAGCCTAAAAGTAAAGGTTTCTCTCGACCTACTCTGTTCATCTTATAAGTATCAGAGATTTCATGTCGGAAATTACCCTTCCCTGTTAGGAAGATTTGATAATCTTCTTTTGTAGCGTAAGGATTGGTAGCCTGTAAGATTTCTTGAACCAATTCATCAAGCTTGTCACACATGCTACCAATAGTCTGCCCATCCTTACTAAACGCTGCTCGGTACGTCAGCGGATCGCCATCAATGAGGAGTTTCACTTATCACGCATCCATTCAACAAACTTAGTATAATCGTCTGTGATCATAAAGTATGATAGGACATGATAGAAAGCAGCTAGGGTTGCAGCTTTGTTATCAGGTGTCTCAAATGGGTCTTGTGATGGGTCACTAAGGAAGTAGATGTTTTCCTTCAACTCATTGACAATAACACTATCGACAGCTTCGTAAGCCTCGTTGTAGTAACCCATGTCTTCTTCAAGAATGGTCTTAATTAGATTGAGTTTATTTTCAGCCCGCATTGTTATTCACCTTAAAGATTGTCGGGAAAGCTGGTTCTAGGACTTTACGGATTTCACGAGCAAGCAAGACATGTTCCCATTGAGTAACACCGGGATCATCGCGTACATCAAGATAATGCAACCAACTGCGAACTGTTCCATTAACGTAGAGTTTACTCATGGTAAGACCTTCGGGAAGGATTACACGAGCACACTCTTTAGCTACACCTTTACCACGCATCCAGAGATAGTAATCTTCAATGCTGTCGATGACCCGATCCATTGCAGTACCACACATTTCCTTGTAGTACTCATCAAGGTCATCTGTGGAGTTCTGGCGGTTCTTGTTATCCTGACTACGAAACTCCCGATCCGTAAACTCAATCTCATCAGAGTATCGTTGACTGAACTCTTGGAAGCAGAAGCTACGATGACGTAGAAGCTGACGGGTAATATCCCTTGGTGCCTCTACCTCAACAATAGCGTTACTCATCTCAAATACTGACCAGTGCTTATTACGAATACAGTAGTCAAGAAGCTTAGAGTAGTCTGGGTTGTCTTGATTGCTAGGGTTGGAGACCCTCGCGCAGTACGCGATGAGGGCCTCCGAATTAGCTGCTGGTGTACCAATAACAGGTTGTGTCAAGGCCACCAGCTTTGCGCTAATCTTCATTGAGTGCTGACCTCCTGACCATCATCTTTGATTACAACAATACTACGGAC